CTGTAAGTCTTTTGGTGTACTAGCAAATCCAGCATTGTATGTTACTTTTACTGCTCCTACTCCTTGAGCAAATGGTTTTGTATGTCCATTTTCATTTGTTCTAATAATTGCATCTGCTTCAAAGTCTACATAATATTCATATTTAGCTGTAGTTAATTCTTTGTAAGTTTCTGCATATGTTGTTCTTTCTTCTACTTTATCAACTGCTGTTAACGGACTCTCGCTGACTATTATCGTTGAGGTAAAGTTGTCATCAATTGAAAAAGTTTCAACCTTGTCTGTAGAAAAGAAATCTATAAAACTTGTTCCACAATATTTTTTAACTAAGTCAGATACTTGAGGTACAATAACTTGTAGACGGTCGTCGTCCTTCTCACCTCTGAGACCCTCTGCGTCTTTGTATTCTGCTACTGTTATTAAATCTGCCATAATTTTAAAAGTGTGGGGCTTTAGGTCGCCCCACGAAACCTTAATTGCTAATATTAGCTAGCTTTGTAACTTCTGATGTGGACAGATGTTGCACCGTCGATTAGGTCTGTGAAACCAAGTCTTTGTGAAGCCACTAAGACTCTTCTTTGGTTTGCTACTTCGTAATCTGATTCGATGGTTACACCTCTCAATCTAGGCATTACATAGTTTCTTGTGTAAACACAAGCTGCATGAACTTTACTTACTGCAGGTGAAGCGAACTCATCACAAAGAAGAATTCTTGTACCGAACACTTGTCCGATTTCGCCTGATAGCTTAGTAGCCATATCGCCAACTAGGTTAGCGTCTTGGAACTCAGCATCGCTTAGTAAGTTGTAGTATTCTTGTTGGTTAACAATGTAAACTACATCTGCAGGGTTAATACCATATTTACCCATTTTCTTTCTCATTGCTAGTAAGTCAGCTGCTGTTAAAGATTCACTTGCAAACGCAGTACCTGATGTAGTTGCGTGAGTACCAGAACTATCGTCTTGTGCAGCTAATTGAATTAAGCCGTCAAAACTACCTGATGAGAATACACCGTTAGCAGAGTTGTTACCTGCTAGGATAGCATTTTCGATTGCTCTAGCGTGTGATCTTACCATTGACTCTCTAATTAAAGGAAGTACAGGCATGATCGCATCTTCTTCAGTTTCATTACCTAAGAAAGATTGTGAAATTAATTTCACGGTTGAGAGAGTTTTCTCTGTCAAATCAATACCACCTGCTGAACCAGGGTTATATGCGTCACCTCTTTGTGCCAAGTTACCATGTGGTGAAGAACCACTAGCAGTTTGGTTAGATGTGAACTCAGCATAACCTGAATCTGGCATGATTGGTATAATTTGAGTTGCTGAAGTCATTGGTATTTCTCTAAATAGAGGTGCTAATACCAACTCGTTCTGAATATCTCTTTCGATGTTTGTAGAAACTACTTGCTCAAAGTCTGCTGAGGAAACGCCAACACCTGAATGTGCGTTAACTTTTTCCATAAGGCCTTTACCAAAATCGGTATCGAATCCTTTTCCGTTTGCAAGACCTAAAAACTTAGCATCTATAATATCGTTCTCGAAAGCTTTTTTCCAGTCGCCTTGACCTGTTCTATCTTGGAAAATTCTTTTTGATTCTCTGATATTCATGATTTCTTCAGATTTCTCTGATAATTTAGCTTCAAGTTCTTTTACAACTTTACCTAAATCTTCATGCTTCTCATTGACTCTTTTCTCGACATCTTCCATGAGTCTTTCGGCGCCTGATAATCCAGCTTCGATTACTGTTTTTTGCTCCATCTCTTTTGCTTCTTGAACAGCCTTTTCATTAGCTTCAACTTCAGCGGCTTTTTCAGCTGCTTCTGCTTTTGCTTTTTCTTCTGCTGCTTTTGCTTCGGCTTGTTTCATTGCATACTGAGCAACTGCTTTTTCAGCAGCCTCTTTTGCAAATGCGTCCAAGTCGATAGAAGTTTCAGGAGTCTTCATTTCTTCTGACATATCAGTCTCCATTGATGAGGATTTCTCCTCGCTTGGCTGCTCAATTTTAACAGCGTCTGCTGCTGCGGTTGAGTTAGCCTTTAAAATTTCACTTTGGTACTTTCTGTAGTCTTCCATGTTATCAAATGACTTTGCTAAACCAAAAGTTGCGTTCTGGTTGCAAGGCACTGATACTACAGATACTTCAAATAGTTCCGCGTCCTTTATTTTATATCCGTCAGTTTCAGTCATATACTCAGAATCCTTGCACCTGAAACCAACAGAAAATGCTCCAAGGACTCCGTCTTTAACTAGTTGTGTTATATCACCAGCAGCTTTAGATATCTTTGCAGATATATCTAAGCCATTGTCAGTAACACTTAAATCGGTTGCTCTACCGATAGGTTTGTTATAGTCATGGTTAAAAAGAATAATTGGATTACCTTTATAGTTTTCCAATCCGCCTTTTGTCCATGCATCTGGATTAATTATATCTCCAGCTCTATCTAGCGCATTTGTGCTTGCAGAACCTTTAATATTTACTCCGCCATCATCAGTTTCTCCTAATGATTTAAAAGTACTAGTCCAGTGATATATTTTATTTTTGTTTGACATCTTTTACCTCTTTCTTAGCAACCTTTTTCTCTACCTTAGGGGCAGGTGCTGGTGCTACTGAGACAGGATATCTTGCTTTAACTACTGACATAACTCTGTTCCATGAACCAAAGTATCTTTTTAGAAGATAGTCTTTGACAGGTACATCATTACCGTAGCCTTTATATTCGACTAATGTCATTGAGTCAACGCCTTCTTTTTGCATAAACTCGGACAAAGCCTTTATCATCATATCTTTTGTCATTATTCTTCCTCGCTTGGTGGCGTCTCGACTGGTCGCCCACCTTCTTCGGGATTTGCGGCTGAACCTGCGATATTTGCAGGAACTCTTGGTGTATCAAATCCTTCGATTGTTTCAAATCTTAATGCCTCCCTTGCTTCATTCGGTGTCATAATACCTGTGTTCACAAGTGTGGCATAATATCCAGCTTGGTCTCTCAACTCTGGTTGTAGAGCAGGTATTCCTGATACATCTTCATCAAGTTTGAAACCGAAATATCTCTCGAAAGCATACGCTATTTTATTTACTATAGGCAGTATGGTTTCTAAGTAATATAATCGATGGTTTGGTCTAATATTTGCATTATTACCGCTATCCATCAAAATAGGTGGAATACCTAACGCTTTAAGAATTATCTTTTCATTGGCAGCTATGCCGTCTTGAAAGTCTAAGTTCTTAAAGTTGATTTCTGTTAAGTCTTCAACCTCTAGACCACCATCTAAAAACAATGGTCTTCTGCCACCTGACTGCGGGTTATATCTAGCAACCCAAGCCTGTAACATTCTTTCTTTGATTTTCTCAGAAAGAGTGTTAGGTGATTTTAAGACTAAACCTGGCACTGCTCCATTCTTGAAAAAGTTATCTTGAAACTTTCTCATGTTCTGCATTAGAACCATAGTTCTTTGTGCTGGTCTTAGTCTTGGAACTCCACGATAAATGGAGTTAAAACTGTTTTCTTTTATATGAATTATTTCTGAAGGGGAGTAGTCTACTGAGTGGTCATATACAAACTTTTTAATATATGTATTTTCATCTGTCTCAATAGTAATATGTTCTGCTGGAAGATGGTACAGATGCGCACCATCGAAGTAAACAAAAATATTTCCATCAATCAATAAGTCAATTATCAGATTTCTTTTAAATGTACTTACATCTTGAAATGGATTAGGCTCCTGATTCAGTAATAAATCTACTCTTGTTCTTCGTAGACTTTTCTTAATAGGATTAATACCGTCTATTTTTGTTCCGACATCGAAAGGTATTTCAGCAGTATCGTCCACTATCATGTTGACACCTCTGTTTACTATTTCTAATGTCTCGTAGGCGTTTCTATAACTTATCGTATTTTCACGACTATCTACTGTAAGTCCTTGGTCTCTAGAAATAATATATTGAGCAGGATTTTCTTTCTCCTCTCTATCTATTCCTAAAAATCTATCATACCATGCCATGTTTGTCTCTTTGTATCTCCACCCAATTTCGTTGTTTCTCTGCTGTTATTAGTGTTGGGCGTTTACCGTATATGTTATGCAGTTTTAAATGATGCATATGACATAGTGTAACAGCACTTTCGTAAACTTCCGTTTTATGCTCTGCGATGAATACTTCTCTTTGTACTAGTATTTCATCTTCCGTCTCAATGGTGATTCCTTTCTTTTTACACCATGTTTCAAATAACTCAGTCAGACCGTAAAAGTGATGAAAGTCCAGCTTTTCTGTACTTCCACAAATGTAACAATGCGTGTCTTTCTTATACTGCGACTTAGCTTTGTCACGAACATACTTTATCAAATCTCTTTTTAAAGTCATAAACCTACTTCATATATGAATTTTAACAAAATTTTTACCTGTTGTCAAGAACTATTTTTTCAAGGAGTAGACTAGAAAGTTGTAGCACTTACCTCAAACGAATATAACGCATAACGAAGGGCATCAGCCATGTGCGATGCTGCATTATGCTTTGGTTTTTCCTTAAGTAAATTAGGGTTTGGGTCCCACTGGTACTGGTCTAGTGCCCATAGGGATTCTTTACATCTTTGGTCTACGATTAGTTTATCATTATCTACTACTCCAGCTACATATCCTATTCCGTCTAGAACAGATTTTTTGGCATTGATAGTAGTAATATCATAGTTCTGTGCAAAGTCAAATCTTGTTTGTTGAGCAGCTGAATCAATATAAATATAATCTATGTCCCATTTTTCTATCATCTTTCGTATTTCAATAGCGTGCTGCTCTGTTGTTCTTTCACTATCTAAATATTCATCTAATAGATAAAACTTTTCATGAGACCAGTCGTACCCAATAACACATAATGCTGTAGGATCTTTATAACCTACATCAAGTCCTGCAAAAACATCCATACGACTGGTGTCAAGTTCTGCCAAGTCTGCTACACACTCCTCGTGATTAAAAGCCCAAACTTGACCTTCAAACACATTAAAGTCTGCCATATATTCCTGATTAAATTCTGCTTCAGACATGGTTTTCCTTGCTTCAGCTATATCTTCCTCAGATAGTCTTGGATTCTCGTGGTAAGTAGCTTTTACACTTGCCCATTGTGGGTACTCATCAGAAAAGCCTCTATACCAAAACTCTGCAAACCAATTATTTCTACCACGAGGAGTAGATATAAATAGTGCTTTTGAGTTTTCTTTATCTAGTGTAGGACGAAGTGCGACATTGAACGCATCTTTGCCATCTACAAGTGCTGCCTCATCAAATATAATTAAATCATAACTTCTACCAACAACAGAGTCTACCTGATTGATTGACCCCATACGAATAGTAGAATGATTTGATAATTCAATAACTTTATCTTTT